TTGGCGGTGTCGGCTGTTGCGGTTCCTGAGTGGTCGGTCTGCCGCCACCTGCCACGTCGCGCAGTTTGGCACTGCCCAGCTCTGCCAGGTTGGTGAGCACATAGACGATGTTGCCCTTGTCCACGCTTGGCATATCCTCCTCGGCTCGCATCTCGTTCACCGTCATGATACCCGTGCGCAACATACTCTCGTAATATTTCGCCTTGGCCGTCGGGTCCATCGTCATCAGCGGCTTCTCGCAGACGTGAATGTCCCTCACGCCGTAGCCGTCGAAGCCGATGAGCTTGCGGAACAGCTCCTTCTCCATGTCCTTTGCGTCGGGGATGATGGTGCGCGTCAGGTACTCCATCGTTGCGTCGCCATAGCTGGTGTAGTGCGAGTTGGTGTCGAGCATCAGCAGGGGGCGCGGAGTCGCCCAGAAGCGTGCCACGTCGTCGAGTGTCAGTCCGCTTTGCTCCACGGCCTGCATCTCGGCCTGCGTCATGCTGATCTGATTGACGTGCGTCAGGTTCTGAATGGCTATCACATCCTGCTCGTAGATTTCCTTGTTCACCTGCTTGGCCATCTCCTTCACCTGGTCGGGGTCGAAGCGTCCGTTGGCAATCGGGGCCACACCGCCGCTCTCGCCGCCTTCGCTCAGGATGAGTTTCACGCGGCCACCCTTTCCGGCAGTCTCCAAAGCCTGTGCCCTTAGCGTCTTGTTCAGCGTCAGCGTCTCCAGCGCAAAGTCCAATGTCGATTTGCCCCAAACACCGTTTGCATAGCGGAACGTGTTCGGAAAGTGCAACACGTCCGATGCCGGTACGTTCGCCCTCGTCACGTAGCCGTAGTCGGTCAGATACGTCAGGCTCACGTAGTTGCCCTCCGCGAGGTTGTACGCACCGCTTTTCACCAGCCACAGATACTTTGGGAAGTCGAACTCGTCGCGCTCGATATACACAAAGCCGTTGCCCGTCATCAGTCGGTTGATGGTGATCAACTCCCACATGCTTGCCGCTGTCATGATGGGGTTAGGCTCCTGCTGTAGCAGATAGTTCATACGCTTGCCCAGCCCACGCATATCCAGCGTGAAGTTGCCCTTATCGAAGTCTTTCTTGCGGTACTGCACCGGCATCACTCCGATGGTCTTGGCTCGCAGTTCGACGGCACGATACACCGCCGACACCGTGAGAGCCGTAATCGGGTCGCGGGCATAGACGATGCGCTCCTGGTACGAGCCGCCCGTCATGCTCTTCGGATGGTTGCTCGGATGGTTCGGGTCGGTGGTCACGGGCACACCATTGATGGGTGCCGGTGTCGCCTCGCGCACCATCAGCGCATTCTCCGGCGTTGCCATTCTGAATAGATTACTAAACCAATTCATATCTTTTGCTTTTTACTATTCCTGCGTTTTTGCGTCTTGGGTTTACTCACGCCCAAAATCGCCTCTTTTTCCTCAGTCCGCTCGTTGATGGCAAAGAAGTAGTCAATGGCCTTTTTGCGATAGTCGGCTGTGTATTGGTCGCCGTTCGGGAATCCGCGTCGCATCTTTTCCAAAAACTCCTCGGCGGTCTTGGTGTGATAGTGATTCACCCATGCCACTTCGTAGAGCGGTGGCATGGTAGGATATTGCTCGACGCGCTCGCCCTTCGCATTGACCACGCGCAAACAGTTAGGATTGACAGGACAATGCGGTTGCGTCTCAAACTCCATGAAAAGGACTCCGCGACGCACAAAGCACTTCACAAACTCCCTGCCGTCAAGAAAGCGGTTGCCGATGAACGGCTCCGTGAAGCGATCCATCACGGGACGGTCTTCATAATGCACCAGCCCTGAGTCGGTCATCATGCGCCACGACAGCACCACTACGTCTGCCTCCTTCATGCCTGCAAGCAGCGTCGCCACATTGTCGCAGCCGTCAATCATTTCGTCGATGTCGAGAAATCCCATCCATGCGAAGTCGCAGCCGTACTTCTGATATACCTCGTTGTACGCCTTATCCTGTACGTTGAACGAGCCGCCTTGATTGCGGTAGTCGAGCACTTCCACCAATCCTTTCTCGATGTAGTCGCCAAGTACCGCCGTCGGATGTTCCTCGTCGCCGTGCGAATTGTCACAGATGATGATTCGGTTCACACCAAGGCTCAGGTGATGAGCCACCCACTCACGCAGATACTTGTTCTCACAGCGGACGATGGCACACAGGGCAACATCCTTCGGCTCTATCTTCTTCTGCACGTCTATGCGGTCGCTCTCGCTCGCGGCCCATAGATGGCGGTTGCGGTTGATCCACTCCATCTGATATTTCAGGTTATCCTGCTTCCAAGAACCACCGCCATAATGTTCCACGAACAGCCGAATGTCAACATGCAACCCTTTCAGTCGCGGGCGTTTCTTCAGCACCTCGTCAAGCATACAGGCACCCGTGTCCATCCAGTTGCCTCTATCGTTGCGGTCGGCTTTCAGCCCCCAACAGCGGTCTGGGTCAAAGTATCTTGCACCTTCGCGTGTCAGCATCGGCACGTTCATCCAACAGAGCATCGGCATGATGCGTGGCACGTCGAACGGGTTGCCCTTCTGGTGCTTCTGCACGAAGCCGACAAAGCTGTATTCCTCGCGGAAGAACTCGTCGATAGGTTTCTTCAGCAGAATGTCGCTCTCCATCAGCACGAAGCCTTCAGGTAACAGTTCCCACAACTTTTGCACCGTCACGATGTGCTTGGCACTGCCCCATACCGACGACTGATAGATGCCAACGCTGGGATTGCGGTCTGGGTACTCAGCCAGGAACTTGTCAAAGTCTATCACCTGTCCCCGCGTGTTGTCTATGATTTCCACGCCATCCAACTTTGCCGTGAATGGCCGTGCCTTGATCACCTTGCCGTCCGGCAAAGTCAATGTCGCAGAGTTGTCAAACACCACCACTCTGTAATCCTCACCCCCGTGCTTCCGCAGGCTCTTGATACCAGCCTCCGTCAGTTCGGGAGTGTTGAAATGAATAATCGCTACTGTCTTTCTCATATCTTCTGGGTTTAGTTCTATCCTCCAAATTCGTGGGTATTGCGTGACCCGCCGCTGATCTCACTCATCGACGGGCTGTACGTCGGCGCACCCTGCACCACCTCCTGCGCCAGTATCTCGATCTCGTTCTTCTGATATTCGCCATCGAGCGAAAGCACCTGGTACGTCTTTCCCTCGCACACCAAGAGCGAGTCACGGCTGACGATGTTATTCCAGTTCATTCGGAACAGCACCTTGTCGTATGCGTCGAGCGCACCCTCCTGCAAAGCCTTTGCGCCGTGCTTCCACGTCTTTGCCGCCCACACCGTCTTCACGTCCTGATACGATGTAGTCTCGCCGAATGCCGTTGCCACCACCTTATTCCTGATGGTCACTCTGCAATGTCTGAATCCTGCTTGATATGCCATATTTCTGCCTTTTCATATCGTGCAGAAACATGTCTTGGGTTTACCGTGTGTTTTCCGTTTTGTGTTTTTCAGGCATAAAAAAAGGGAGGCGTTTGGCCTCCCTTAGTCTTTATGATTCCTCATCATAGCAGATATATCGTGCAAATGCCTTCTCGCTCGAATGGCCGGTGGCCCTCAATATCTTGCTGCGTGGGATGTTTCGCAAAGTATTGATCGTTGCAAATGACCGCCTCGCACTATGCGATGAAATCAACTGATACCTTTGCTTGGTCTCTCTGGTTATCACACCATTAATCTTGTTATCAATGTGAACTTCATCCAGAAAGTCCTCTCCGATGTGATGAAGCAGCTGATGCAGATAGTTGTTATAGTTGGTGATATGACCGACGTATGGCGCACGGTAGCCATACTTTTCAAGAATTGCAAAGGTGATACGGCTATCGATGCTCAGACTATTGATAGGCACATAGCATCGATTGCCGGTCTTTTGTTGGACAATACTAAACACGCCATTGCGGAAGTTTTCGGGACTGATTCGCACTAAGTCGCTGTATCTTTGGCCGAGGTTGCAGCCTAAGATAAACATGTCTCTGACACGTTCTAACGTCTCAATCTTGTTTTTGCGCAGTTTCGCCACCTTCTTCTGTCTGAAGTTAAAGGTCTCTTCCTTTCCGATTTTGAAGTGGTAGATGTGGCTGATTTCATCAGGCGTAAGCGAAATCTTAGATGGGATGTAGTTGGGTATATCCACCTCGCTGTAGCTTGGATTGAGTTTTACGCCGTACTTAGAACTCCAATTCAACACCGTAATCAGGTTAGTCTTGATGTGTCCAATGGTTGAATACTTCAATCTTTGGTCTGCGAGGAATGGCACAAAATGATTCCAGAACACCGAACTGATCATTGCTGGCATGATGATGCAACCAAACTGCTGTTCAATATTTCTTAGTTTGTTCACCAACATCCGATAGTCCTGCTTAATCTTTGGATGGGATCGTAATTTGATTTCGCACATCTTATCAATGCACTCTATTACACTACAATTTGTCAAATCGAGCGCAAACATGCTGCTCATGCTGGAGTTCAGGTACTCACGAAAGCCATTGTTAGCATTACCGCCATAAAAATTTTGTGTCATCATATCCTTATATACAAAAATATGGGGCAGAACTACGCGCTGCTATGGCCAATCGTGCTGAGCCACCTGGACGTTTCCGTTACTAGACGCGGTTTCTGCCCCAATGGGGTTTTTATTCGAATATGGCAGATACAATAAATGCCACCTATGATGGCGGCATCTGTGTACCGCACGATTGTTTAAGCGGTGCAAAGATAAGCATTATTCCCGAAACCTCAAAGCGATTTACAATGATTAACACAAAAACAAATGGACGCAGGCCCGAAATCCAGCGTCCATTATGTATTGAGTTGTTACAATAACTAATTACAAAGATTTTATAATTCTATTGTAATCGTTTTCGTAACCATCTACACGATTTACAATAGCATAATATTTTCTCCAAGGCATAACCTCCAACATTCCTGCGTCTACATACGTTTTTATCATTGCAAGAATTTCTCTCATCTTTGCAACAGATATATGTGTTGGGTCTGTTGTTTCTTCTAATACACAATGAGCAAATATAGCTAAAGCTGTTTTGGACTCAGCAGCAAATTGTACCATCGGTCTAATTCCTTCTACATCCGTATTAAAATTGACCATATATGATTTATTAACTATAAAAGTACTATCAGTTGGAGTAGTTGGCATATAAGAATTTTCCTCCTGATAGTCATAAGTATCAGTTGACTGAGCATCATTTGCACCTCCTCCTCGCATAATCTTAAAATTATGTTTCTTACAGGAATTATACAAATCATCATTAATATCAAGTCTACCACATGCCCATGTGGTTATATTATGAATACCTAATGTTGCTAATTTGCTTTGCATATCATCAATATAAGCATCCCACTGTGATTCATTTTTCTGACCCGCCATTATAGCTGGATAAAAAGCAAAATCCCATCCTGCTTTTATTGCATCCAAATATTCATTTCGAATCTTATCGCTTCTCCATTTTGAGAAATTAGGACTTGTAGGAGTGTCGCCGGAATCGCCAAAGCAATTATAATTTAAACAAGCACTTCCAATAAAGCCATACTCAGCCAATAAAGCACGTCGTTGAGCAATAAGACCACCATCAGGTTCATTAGCATCAAAATGTAATAATATAATGCCTTTTCTTAAGCTATCCTCTCTTTTAAACTCAGAAGATGGACTTGTGTAACTATACTTTACAACAGGAGCAGTATACTGAGTTGCTGTCGTTGGAGGTGCAATAAAATAAACCTTGGTAGCTGTTGGGTATTTTTCTAAATCTATACAAGCATTTATTTGCTTTGTGTTATTGTGTGTACTGTCGATGATGTCAACGACAATATTACTTGAATCCACAATAGCTATATTTTTGCCATTAGTATTTCCAAGTATTCCATATATTTTTACCAACCCATAATTATGAGTCACATCTATGCTACACAGAGACCTGTATTGTGATGTCTCACTACTAAAGGTATCGCCTATAGAGATATTTGAAATATTTTTATAGTTATCTCTACTATAACTTAATGTCTCTTCTGCAACATCTGGCCTAATTGTAGAAGTAGTATTTTGTAAATCAGTAATTTCTTCATTGATTCCTTTAATACCTTTGGATGTTACATTATAGCTCGTACTATTACTTGGACCAGAAAAATATAAACGTTTGGCTTCTGGATATGATGACAAGTCTACATCTACTGAGGTTAAAGTAGAAGCAGTAGACGTAGAATATATGTAAAGTATATTCTCATTTACATCAGTCAATATATATCCAACCAAATTAGATGTTGCATAAATACAAGGTACAGTAATTATATCTTTTCTACCAAGCACGTCAATTACACCTATCCATGTATATGAAGAGCCATCCCAACTTGGTTTAGCACCAATTTCTGCTTCTTTTAAATATAGCTTATCAAAAATTTTATATGGGACAAGGCTTCCAGCTACTACCCCATTAACACTTTGTTCGTTACTTGTAGATTGCTTGTTTTTTAATGAAGTTCTTATACTATTATATAATTTAATTGTATAAGCTGTATCCTCTGAACCTACTATTGCATATACACGTTTTGCTTTTTGAAAAAAATCTAAATTAACAGAAGCAACAGCTCTACTTCCTCCGCTCCTCCATAAGTGTATAACATCTAATATAATGTCATTTTTATCCGTTACTACTATTCCTGAAGTATCAACATAAGCAAGTAGTCTTGTAAATGATATAATACCAGATAAATACTCAACATCAATTATTAGTATGTCACGAGAAGTATTCGCCGCAAAAGTCACTTCTTCTCCAACTACAACAGAATTAAAAGAATGAAAACTGAGACGTGAAGACTCAATATTTTTATCGTCAGCTCCAACAATAGAATTATTAAGTTCAAACTTTAGATTATTGTCTTCTGACAGAGGGAGAGCATATGTATAATTGTTAGCTACATAGAAATCATTTTTCTGATTTACTATATAATTAAGTCTTACGAATTTAGATAGTCTTGGAATAGTTACTTTGCATCTACCTAAGCCTAACGTATGTTGCCTTGTTCTGCTTATAGTATTTTTATCTT